CCGGGATAGCTATAAGCTATTGCGCTTTTGGGCACCACCGTCGCTTGAGGGTAACTCGGCGACGGAGCGAGTAGTATCCTGGGTCTAGCCCAGCCCCACTTGGAGGACCTTCCCTGCTCGTGAGTTTCACGAGCGACAGGAAGAGCTCATCATAGGGCTCCATCGGTCGATAAACGACCTTTGGAACAGAGCATAATGCGTAAATTTCTTTACGCATTAGGTCATGGTTGTACCTTTGCGGTAGAACCGATTGACTGTACTCTGAGGGAACCATACGCAAGAAGCGTAAATAGGACGCCTCGTATCCCGGAGGGGGCTCAATGGCCTCAACCGGTATACCAGGTACAGCCCTATCTATGCGATCGCGGATATAATCCGCGACTTGCCAATAGCCCCGCATGTAGAGCGCGTTTGAATACGCGATCCACGAAGGGAGCCATTCAGGGTTCCTTATGGATGACATGACCCGTTTAATCTTAACGGGGGTGACATCGACGCCTGCGAAGGCATCCATGCCACAGGACTCACGGAAGAGTCCCATTGTGCAACACTTCGACTCATTGAACCTAAGGTTCACGAGTGGGAAATGCGCAAGGATAGGGCCATAGTCTTCGGCCCTAACAATCATGTCATCACCATACACATACACTCTCCTAGTTGCTTTCGCAATGGAGTATTTCCGGTGTATGTGCAAACACGCGACAGCGAGCGCCCAAAAGGTGATCGCCTCGATAGGGAAGCATAATGCTGAACCCATCGGGGCAAACTTCTTGAGCGTGACCGCCGTGCCGTCGGGGAGTAACGTACGAACGCTTCTCAGCGCCGTAAGATACTCAAACATGTGTGACCGTTCGAATAGCGCACCTACTAGTTCGTAGGATACGCGATCCGATGCGTCTTTCATGTCCAACGTCACCCACCTACCTGCCCGTGACCCTTCCAGGGCGAGGCGCCGATTGATCGATTGGTCTGTGAAGTTCACAAACCCTCGTGTCAACCTATGCGACTCGATTGTCTTGACGACTTTCGTCTTCAAGCCCTGTTGAAGCCACTGCAGTTCGAGTGGTTCGCAACTGATGATACGTGGCCCTCGCGAATCCTTGGGCACAAGCACAACCCGTGCTTGCGGCTCCGAGGATATTGCGAAGTTCCCGAGCATGGCCTCTTTCGAGGCCATGTGACCGGGATTCAGGAAGAAGTACTCCGAAGCGGGGTAAACCTGCTCCGTCATACTATAGATGCGCGAAAAGCGCATCTTCTCCCACGGCTTCTCGCCTGTGGCAACCGCTCCCGGCCCGTGCGACGGAATTAAATCCGTGCACGAGCAGTTTGCGAACACCCTAGCGATTAGCTTAGAGGCAACATGCAGAATAGGTGCAAGCGTTTTGCACTTGTACCATTCCCGCGTGTCTACCTTGTGGAGTTCCTGTTCCACCGCAACAAAGCCTGCGATGGCTTTGTCGCGCGTGGTATCATCATAAGGCAGCTCATACTTGTAAAACAAGTAGAGGAGCTGCCTCGCGTGTTTAACGCATGTAGCTACATCGTTGAGCCGTGCGGCATCCTGCGTATTGCAGGTACCCGTTTCGGCTTCGAATATGTCGTTCCAGAGAAAACCGAGAAACCTCGGTAATACTCCACCCTTGGCTCTTTTGAAGCCAATAGGTGCGAACGGCTTATCCGACGACAGGGAAGCATCTAATTGCTTCCCTAGTAACGGAAGGGTCTTCGTGAAGAACGAAGTCCCTTCTATCACAAAACGATGGCGCATGTAAGCGACATCATTAGTCGTGTCGACGCAACCACGTTGCGCTGCTACGTCAGCCAGCAGACTGACCCAACATTCGATCATAAGATCGATCTGACTGATCTTACGATCAGCCATGCTATTCTTAACAGGCATATATATGCTTAGTTATCATGGCATGTTTAGTGGTCAGCCGTGCAACTGACGCCCTCACTTCGCGGATTTTGCTTTCGCATTGTCCGAGCGGGGCGCCTCGATTACGAGACAGCTTCGCTAATAGGAGGCCACCCTTTCAGGTGGCCTCCCGTAGTGGCGAGCCTGCAGAGAAAGACAGTACTAGTACTGTCCTTCAATCAGGCCAAGCGCGGAAGCGGAGCCAAAGGCTCCGCCACCAGCTCCAAGAATGGAGCCGAAAAGCCCACGTACCAGGTAGCTATCGGAGTTAACTCCGAAGGCACCGAGCACATAGGCAGCCGACAAGGCAGAGGCTTCGGTGGCGATTTCGCCAGCCGTTTCCTTCTGGTCCAAGACCAGATACGAGGAGAAAACCTCGTTCTGCGAGTCATCGTTGTCCGGGTTAAGAGCAACCGTGACGTCGAATCGCAAAAGCGAACGACGGCGGTCACCTTTCCCGTACAACTGTGACGTGGTCATGGTCACCTTCCG